TGGAAAAACCACAATCATCAACGCATTAAGCTATGCATTGTACGGGCATGCGTTGACCAGTATCAAGAAGGACAATCTAATCAACAAGACCAACGGCAAAAATATGCTAGTCAGTCTTGATTTTTCCGTTAACGGCAAAGATTACCTAGTCGAACGTGGTCGCAAGCCTAATCTTCTCAAGTTCTATATAAATCGTGAAGAAAAGGCAGCCGAGGATACTAGTCAGGGCGATAGTCGAGAAACACAAGACGAGATTGAATCTGTACTGGCTATGAGCCACGATATGTTTCGGCACGTGCTTGCCCTTAATACCTATACCGAACCGTTCCTAAGTCTCAAAGCCAATGAACAGCGTGTGATTATCGAGCAACTGCTAGGTATTACGTTGTTGAGCGAACGAGCCGACAAGATCAAAGAGCTTAATCGCACAACCAAAGATGGCATTTCTCAAGAAGAAATGCGTATCCGGGCTGTGCAAGAGGCCAACAAGCGGATTGAAGAACAAATTGAAAGTTTGAAAAAACGTCAGACACTTTGGTTGAACAAACAAAGAGAAGATTGTGCAAAGTTAACTGCTGCAATCAACAGTCTAGAGACAATCAACATCGAAGTCGAAGTTCAGTCACACCGAGATCTCGAAAGCTATCATGCTCGAAAGAAGTCTATTGACGACTGTAATCTCTGGATCAAGAGTATCACCGCTAGTATCGCCAAACAGGAGAAAGTACTTGTCCAGCTTAAAAAAGAGATTGCCTCCCTGGAAGACCATAAATGTTACGCCTGCGGACAGGGTATACACGATACTACACAGGGAGACATACGAAGAGTTAAACAGAACTCTTTGGATGACGCTGGTGCACAGGTTAGCACCTTGGTGTCTCAACTCACGGAATATTCAGATGCAATCACTGAACTTGGAGCCCTTGGCGCTGCGCCCAAGGTGTTTTATGACACGCTGGAACAAGCTCTAGATCACCGTAACAGTCTCGATACACTGCGCAAGGATCTCTCTGCTCGCAGCAGCGATACTGATCCGTATGGTGAACAAATTGATGACATGAAAGGCAAGGCGCTACAAGTCATCGACTATGTTGTGCTAAATGAGCTGACACGACTGCAGGAGCATCAGGATTTCCTGCTCAAGTTGCTAACCAACAAAGACAGCTTTATACGCAAGAAAATTATCCAACAGAATCTAAGCTATTTGAATTCCCGTTTGACTTACTATCTTGACAGGATTGGATTGCCGCATCAGGTTGTGTTTCAGAATGATCTCACAGTTGAAATTACTGACTTGGGACGCGATCTAGACTTTGATAACTTGAGTCGTGGAGAACGCAACCGACTAATTCTATCAATGTCCTGGGCATTCAGGGATGTGTATGAAAGCTTGTTCAACACAATCAACCTGTTATTTGTAGACGAGCTAGTAGATTCGGGTATGGACTCAATCGGGGTTGAGAACTCTTTAGCCATCATGAAGAAGATGGCTCGTGATGGCGGCAAGTCTGTTTGGCTTGTGAGTCATCGTGACGAACTGATCGGGCGTGTTAACAACATACTCAAAGTCACTAAGGAATCAGGCTTTACCAGTTATAATACAGACGTCGAGTTGGCATGATATTTAATTTTATTAATCTACACTTTAAGGCATAACTATACAGCAAGGATAAATCGCACACATGACATGGCTGTATCAAGACACCCCAGTTGAGACACTGCCCGAAGAATGTGTGGGATTTGTTTACTTAATCACAAATAATCTATCTGGCCGCAAATACATAGGCAAAAAATTAGCAAAATTTAGTAAAACAGCATATAAAATAGTCAAACAAAAAAACGGCATCAAAAAGCAGAAGAAGATACGATCAAAAGTCGATTCAGACTGGAGAGAGTACTATGGGTCAAGCCCAGAATTAACTGCTGACATAATCACACTAGGCACCGAAAATTTCTCTAGAAAAATACTTTTTTACTGCAAAAGCAAATCGGAATGTTCTTACGTTGAAGCAAGAGAACAGTTTGAAAGAAAAGTGTTGGAATCAACAGATTATTACAATGGTCATATACAAGTAAGAGTACACAAGAGTCATATAAATGGTAAACTTCCTCCTTAATTGTTGATTCAATCGCTATGTGTAAACTAGGGTATCGATTTACAATTTTTTTCGGCGATACCGATGACACAGTATCAATTGCTGCTCAAAAATTCAATCCAGATGCATTTCTAGTTAACACCAGCAATCTTAGCCAATTAATCGCTACTGATCTAACGCATGATGTTACTGTATATACATCTCTAGGAAACTTGCCTAAAGATGCGGCTATAGTTTGCCAGTTTCTAGAACAAGCCGACGAAATTTTTTATTGCCCTCCTAAATGTTGGTCTGATCAACGCAGTATCGATCTGCTAAATCCTACCGAAACTGTGCAAGGTCGCACAGAAACTGTACTGTTGTTACTGCGCGATCTAGTCCCAATAACTGGGATCGAAAAAGCATTATTTTACCCTAGGGCAATACCGTTAGCTGATCATAGGAAAACAGAACAGCCGCAAATGTGGTCTGTGGGGTGTAGTTTAACACACAGTGACGGAGTTGATAATTCTGTTCGCTATGGTCAGCAGGTTGCAGACGAGCTAGATCTAGAATGTAGCTTTTTAACTCGGCCGGGCAGCTCAATCACTTGGGCTGCTGATCAAATTTTAAGATCTGACGTAAAATCTAACGATATAGTTGTATGGGGGATAACTAATAACGAACGTGTCAGTTATGTTCATCTAGGAAAGTTATTGCCCGGTGTTACTATTAACAGTTATCCTTATTTTCCCGGAATTAGACGACGAGTACCAATTGAAACACTTTTAAGTGAAAACACGTTTTATCAAAATATCTACTCAATCGAACAAGTAATCAACTTTTGTGACAAATGTCAAGTAAGACTATTGATGTTGGGCCTCTTACCTAGCTACAATATCCTACGCTATCTATCTACTAAATCTAATTTTTTCAATTTCCCCTACCCATATACCTTTTCAAACTTACCCAGCTTTGTTGATGTGGGAACAGACAACAAGCACCCAGGCCCTTTACAACACTCCCTTTACAAAAATTTCGTTTTAAAACACATATAAAAGACATTGTGCACGGTTAGACCGTGCCCCATTGAGGTTGTACAGGTAGTGCTGTGCCGTCAGATCTTGGGCGTCAAAGGATAGGCCAACTTAGGTTTAAATGATAGAAGCTCTGCGAAACAGATGCAACTTCTACACAAGGAATTTCGCTTGTATGGGATTACCTGTGCTCCGTTGTGAGTCAAGGCTGAGATTTGGGGGTACCGCACAACCGCCTCCATTGCATGCAGATGCAAAGATCTCTTATACAAGTGACTGCGTGAGCTCAGCTGAGAGTCTCCAGACATACTTGCCCGGGTAACGGGCAAGTATGACCACTGAGTCTAGCTGAATATCTCTTAAAAGCAAACAGCATTACTCTGCGTAGAAATAAAAAAACAGCATGTCTGAGCGTAAGCGAAAGACATAGCTGTACGCAGTACAGCTTTTACAATGTATCAAATGATCGCTATTATAAATGAGCAGCTACGATTAAAATTGATCTGGCCAATCTCTAAACAGTGCGTGTTGTATTGTCGAGCAATCGACAAACTGGTTGAAGCTCTTGTGTTTTACTTCGAGTTCTCCCTCTAGCGGAGCTACACGTTTAAAGGCTTCGTCCATCTGAGCCATGTTTTTAAACTCCATTAGTATCATCCATTCGGGAAGATCGGCGATGCTTCGGAATCCCATCTTACAACGAGTAATACGGTAGCTTTCCATCTTGCCTTCAGATTTCAAGTGGTCAAAGAAACTCTTCATCCCGTTGACCCATTCAATATCAGTGATGTCGCCCTCTTTGTTTGCCCAAATTGTATATAAGTCCATGCGTGTTCCTTTTATGTATAAGTAGTTTATCTAAAAAAAACACAAGCTTGGAGAAATTATGGGACCGGCGCCGCCTTTTATCAATAACAAAGTAATTACTCCTTGGTCCAAGATGATTGTAGTTACAGGGGTGGCTGGCTCACGTACAGACTTCTTAACCGGGTGGCTCGGTAATAGTTGTCTTGCTCAGATTAATCCTATGTTTTGGAGGATAATTCCTGAATTTGGAAAAAGTATGATCTCGCCAGCGGTGATTTGGAACTCTGTGTTGGCTAGCAGTTGTATTGAAACTATTAATTTATTAGTTGAAAAATTCTGGAAATCTGATGCATTATGGTCGGTATCAAAATCTCATCGCACTAGTGCAGAGTTGCAAAATTTAATTCCAGTCGAACATGCGGATAAGTTTGTATTTGTTGATGTATTAGTGGATACTCCTGAGGCAGCATTACAGGTTCAATGGGAAACTTTTGCAAAAAATATCTTATGGAATTATAAAAATAACACAGGTATAGGACGCAAAAATTTATCTTGGTTTTATCAAATCCCCGAAGAATTTAATGATATTGATGCACTGACAGCCGGGTTTAACTATTTGTTCAGCTCCAACTCATTAGAAGCTGTATTAAATTTCCACAACAAGCCTGCATCCATTGGTGATTTTATAGTGATACCAACTGAGTATAGTAAAATAATGCAACCCAATGGTGTTATAGAGTTGGCAAACAAGCTAGGTATTATTGATGCTGATATCGACTTGTGGGATACTCGTCTTCTTTCTTCAAGAAGCTCAGATCGACTTTTTGCTTCAGGTCAATGGTGGAAAAAGCCCACCAACCTGTTATAAAGGTACTAAAATTTCAAATCACTACATTCTTTGTCTATACAAGTAGTTTATCCAAAAAACACATGCCCGAGAAAATTATGTCAGCACTGTCTTTTATTAATCCAACCGCATCTGGATCCTGGTCAAAAATGATCGTGATCACAGGTATACCGGGTGCACGTACAGACTTCTTGGCCGGGGGGTTGAGCCAGAG